CTCAGTGATAGTCTCTTCACCCAGACGGCGTGCAACGTTGCGTGCGCCACGGGAGAGTGACCTCGCACCAGAACCAACTGCCTTCTTGATTCCACGCTTCAGTTTGCTACCAATTCTGCTAAGCAGACCAGGCTTCTTAGGCTTGGACTCTCTAGAGGAAGATGAATCCGAATCTGATGTAGTGGGATTAGAAGAAGTAGTTTCAGAATCCTTATCAGGGGAAGACGATTGGGTGGACTTGTAACCACTCTTAGCGGCACTACCCATGTCTTTCGCGAGATTTTTCGCGTGTCCTGCTGCTTTACCAGCAACTTCAGCACCCTTAACAGCGCCTTTGCGTGCCAGTTTAGCACCAGTCTTAAGACCAGACTTCAGAGCACTACCAACTTTCTTGGCAGCACCTTTAACTTTCTTAAGTTTTTCTCTACGGTTTGCTGCTTTTACTTCAGGAGTCCTGCTTGCTGCCTTAGATGCGGCAACTGCTTTATCGTAGTAAGAGTCAGAGACTTCAGTGATGAGAGTCAGGGAGTAATCAACAGACTCACAGAGCATATCTGTGACGCTATCAATGTCTCTACCTTCTTGCAATTCTTCGATGAATACATCAGTGATGATATCTTCAATGAGAGTATCACTGAGGAGAGAGATCTCCCAGTCATTCATCTCTGCAAAGATGTCAACCTGATCCCACATATCTTCTTTCAGTTTTGCACGCTTTGCTTTTGCTTTAGCGAGCAAACGTGACTTTGCAGCATCCTGCTCTTTTTTAGGGATAGCGGTGACAGCACCAACCTTCTGATCAACATCGCCAGGTGCATACCCTTCAGTCTCAACATACTGTCTCTTGTCACCTTTAATCTTCTTATCACCACGATTCATTCTGTGAAGAGATCTTCTCAGTTTACCGTGTGCCATTTCATTACCTTTGACACCAAACTTACGAAGGTTTCTATCTGCTTCCTTCTTCTCAGGAGATCCACTGTCAACCTTTGCTTCTAGTTGCACCTCTTCATTCTTCTTCTCTTTCGGTTTACCAATCTTACCACCTACATGAGCACCTGTAACACCACCTGCAACACCACCAACTGTTGATCCAACTGCTTTACCAATAGCACCACCAACAACAGGTACCGCTGCACTACCTACTGCTGAACCTACTGCACCTCCAACTTTCTCTCCCACTTTAGATCCTACTGCATGTCCTGCACCTTGTCCAACTGCCTTACGAACCTTGTCACCTTTCTTTGCTGTTATTGCTCCATGAGCACCAGCAACTGCTGTCCCTACAAACTCTTTAACAGTTTGCTTTTTCTTATCAAACTGTCTACCAATCTTACCACCAATCTTGGAGCCAACAATGCCACCGCCAATCTCACCTGCAACCATGGCAGGACCATCAGGAATCAGAGCTCCAGCAACAGCACCAACAGTTCCTCCTATTGCAGCACCTCTTTGCTCACCTTTACCTGCACCTGGCTTTCCTTTAGCAGCTTGTGCTGCCTTCTCTTTGCCAACAGCAGTAGCAGCAGTAGTACCTTTTTGTACTGCTTGACCACCTTTCTTTCCACCAACTTTAACACCTTGGCGAATTAAAGTACCTGCACCACCTATTTTTTCTGTAAGATCAATCTCTTCATTCTTCTTCTTGGTATCCATAATGGCACCCTTACCATACTTAGCAGCGATGTCTGCCTTTACTCTGTCGATTGCAGAAGTGCCAGCACCATACTTCTTATCTGCATCCTTCTGCAGTGGGGTCTTACCCTTCATCTTAGGTTGAGTACCACCAGATCTAGGCTTGTTACTACTAGCAGATCTCCAAGTGCCCTGCTCCAGTCTGCGGTCTCGCATCCTATCATATTCTTCCTCAGAGAGGTTTTGGATTTGGGAAAAAGATTTCATTTTTTTCTCTGTAATAGTAGTTTAATCAACCGCCAACTACTTGGACTTGCTCGACAACAACGTCGGCTCCTCCAGCAGTAAGTTTGACTGCTCTTCTAATAGTGGGGACAGTGCCTGCTTCAACCTTTGCGCTTGCCAGAGCATAGTCTGCACTAGCAGCACTGGAATCATAATCCGTAGTAATAGTAGTGTCTGTGACTGCTGTTACTTTCTTACCACCAGATGCTGCAGCAACGAAGTCACTCGTAAATGCTGCATCACTATTTGCTTGAGTTGCGATATAATCACCAACTGCAAATCTATGTGCGGGGGTGCCACCACCAAGGACGGTGACAACTGCGGTCGCTGCATCAGTCATTGCACTGATCTGACCATTCTTTGCCTTACCGCAAGACAGGAGCAGTGCTTCACCTGCTGCAAGTGTTACGGCAGGACCAGCATCAATCTTGATAGTGGACGCTGATGCTGCATAGCAGCGAAGGACACCTGAGCTCACCACAACGTAGCCACTGCCACTTGCAGAAATGGTTTGGGTGTCAATGACATTTAATACTGACATTGTTAATACGTACTCCTACGATTCTATTTATCGCGTTGTTGTTTTAGAAACTTGGCGAGATCTGCTGTGCTACCTACAAACATGGTATTATTTGTAGTGTTAACTTCTTTAGATTTTTTGGGATTTTCAATCTCGTTAACTTTCTTTTGAAGGTCTACGAGTTTATCCGCCACGTCGCCAACGTGCTTGATCAATTGACCAGCAACCTCAAACGCACGAGGTTGATCGGATTGTTGTGCTAGGTCAAGAATTCCATCCACTGCTTCCTGACCTTTTTCAATCAAAGAATATAAATTACCACGAGTATACTCATAGTCCTTCTTTAGTTGCTCCTTTGTAGAAGTAGGATCTTCTACAGGCACAATAGGTTCGGGTTTTGCTTCAGGGACGATATCGCTAGAGACATCGAGTGCTTCCTCGATGCCGTCATACTTACTCGTCTTGTCCTGTGACTGGGTTGTAATCTTTTGCATCGACATAATGTGAAGTAAACTCGGAGAATCCAAAATCGTCTGTAGGATCCGCATTGAGTGGATCTGGTTGGACTGTGTAACGCAATTCGCGTGGTGCCTGACGGTCCACTTCGGTTGCATAGTCCACTTGGACTTTCTTGATGACCTCGCCCGTTGCGTCGTTTATAGGACCGTACAGGTAGGTCTTAGCGACAAACTGTAGGGTATATACAAGTGTGCGACGAGTATCATAGTCACCCTCATATTCATCACTATAATCTACTGATGTGAGGGTCACAGGATAGTCTCTCTTCTCACCAAGATCTGGTACCAGATTCATAGTAAGATTAAAACTTGGTTGGAAGTATGGAAGAATCTGCTCCAAGATCTGCAAAGAGTCGTCCTGATTCTTTGCGAGGATTGCTAATTCAAAATTGATATTATATGGCACTGGCATGAAAGACTTTGCCTCATTACCATCACCCTTAGTATTTCTGATCGCAGAAATAGGAGACAACTTTCTAGTGGGATCATAAGAGATACCACCGATCTCAAACGAAACTCTGGGGAGAGTAATCTGTGCCTGATCCTGTGTAGATAAGTCACCTACTTGGCGAAGACGTGCTAAGAATTTCTGCTTAGGACCGTATGCAAGAGGCACTTTCATAACTTCAGTCTTCGATCCTTTAGTGCGACGAAGCTCAATGTTATTAAACAGTGTGCCGAATCCGACAACTGTCTTCCTTATAATTTCGTGATATGTGTAAGTGCCTAGCATTACAGAGTGCCTCCAGAGTTACCAAACTCACCAAAGGGATTGCCCTCAGTGAAGTCTAGAATGCCATCTGCCTGTGTTTCGATGGTCCAGTTGGTATCGATTGTGTCAGAAGTATTCACATTATTTAGGGTGTTATAATTTGCGCTTGTCCAGGATGCACCAGAGGTATTGCCAGTAATAGTCTCAGGTATGGTAAACCTACCAGATCTATTGATGACTACCAACCTACCAGTTGCATTATCCCAAGACTTCACATCAGCGGTAGTATTGGTTGTACCGCCCGTAACAGTCTCACCAACGGTAAAGTCTCCTGTCCCACCCGAAGCGAGGGTGACGGTGATAGCGTTGGCAAAGTTGAGCTCGATAGCATCAACTTCTGCGACTCCTGTATCGAAGTCTTCGTCAGAGTATTCAAAGAGCTCACAACGTAAACCCCAGACATGAATTTTTCCGAGTTGATAGAAGGGAACTTCATGCTCGACGAATTGAATTTCAAAAGTTTTGTTAGCAAGGGGGAAATGTATGAGGTCTCCTTCATTTGGTCTTCCTTCTACTATAAGTGTTGCATTGTCGTCTACTGCTTCAGTAAACCTTTTACGGGAAATAATAAACGTTACTTGGTCGGAGATTCTGACTCCGAATTTACTAAACATGTCTCCATCACCACGGAAGCCATTTGCGTCTTCGATGTACGCCTCGATAAGATGAGCGCCATTGAATGATGATAGATTATCCTCTCCAAAAACAGTATCCTCATTAACTAAAGTCCTCGGTATGTAGTAAACATCTTTACCGAACATCTTGATCTGCTCGACGACAAGGTTTTCAACCATGTCCTGCTCGCCTGTTGTGCCCTGAGTGAAGTAACTGTTAGTAGCCATCTTATCCGATCATGTCTAGAGGTGGTAATTCCCATTCGGTGCGTAGTTGCTCATCTAAATTCTTGAGCTCATCTACAGCATCGTTGTAGATCATCTCACCATTCAGAGTCACGCCACCTGGCATCTGGACTCCAGTAAACTTGGTAAGATTACTTCCCCACTGCTTTTTAATTTTAGCAGAGGCATAATCTTTGACCCACATCTGGTTATAAATCTCTGGCCAGGTGTCAGGGTCCAGAGCACGATATGCCTTGATAACAATATACTGATCAAGCAAAGCATCTGCCTTCCAGTCAAAGTCAATATACAGTCTGTCTTGGACAGCACTATATCTGACTGGTTTCATACCTTCCAACAGGAAGTCGATAGTTTCCAAGTGCTGCTGAATCATGTAGTAATGATAAAACTGTGTAGACGTAAAGTCATACAGGTCATTCAGTCTCATCTGATAACGAATATCAAACATGTTTCTGGTGCCCTTATCGGTAAAACCGAAGAGACCTTCCACTGAAAGAATATGCTCAGGAATCTCAATGTAGTTACGATACTCAGACCAGATATCATTGCCAGCATCACTGGTTGTATTGGTTACCAGTTTTGCCCTATCAATGACATCTTGAGTCAACTGATGCTTCAGGTAAACCTTTTCACATCCATCATAATGAAATTGTTGGAATTTTTGCAGTGTATAATCGATAGCATCATCAATCTGATCATCGGAGACATTAATCTCCAAGACTGGTTTACCCAGTCTACGGAGGCAGTACTCCTTCAATTCTGCTTTAGTGGTAGGTTTTGCCATTTGTTATCAGAGTGCGGCGATACGGGTCTGGAAGTCAGCAAAGTCTGACGATGCTGCGGTAACTGATTTCAGGGTGGTGAGATCAATCGTCTCAGATTGCAGAGCAGAGTCTGCTTTTGTGCCCTGAGCAGCAGTTGCATAATCAGTAGATGCTGTTGCAGCGGCAGTGCCAAGAGTGGGTTTGCCAGTCAGGTCAGCATATGCTCCAGAGAAGAGCGTAGGTTTGCCAGTCAGATCTGCATATGCTCCAGAGAAGAGCGTAGGCAGGTTAGCAAGATCATTGTAAGATCCGCTAGTTGCTACGGTTGCCAGATCTCCTGGTTGTGTAGCAGAGTCTGCCAGCGTGCCCTGTGCAGCAGTTGCGTATGCAGTTGCAGCAGTGGTAGCAGCAGTGCCCAGTCCAAGAGTGGTGCGAGCAGCAGCAGCGTCAGCGTCATCGACAAGTGTTAGACCGAAGGCACTGACAGCAGATGCGTCAAGTTTTCCAGTGATACCAGCGACAACACGAGCATCAGCACG